CGCCGCATCCAAAGTTCCCCCAGTTCTTGGCCTTCTTGGCGTCGTAGCGAACCAGATTGTGCTCGTTGATTCCGGTGAACTTCGAGTAGTCTTGGCGAGCGATGTAGCCCCACTTGCTAGCCCATTTTGCAGCAGCAGCGCCGTAAGATCCGTCGCTCCATCCACCGCGACTCTTACCGACAGCCTCGACCCTCGATCCGCCGTAGATCGGTTCGGTCGCCATGACGCCAGGCCATTCGATGCTCACCGACTTGGTGACGATGTCCACCGCTACGACCAGAGTCCCCGCAATCTCCCATCCCCACGAGACGCAGTCGCCAATGCCTTGTGCAAAACGCTTCCACCCTGGCTCTAGTTTGAGCAGTGCGTCCGTCAGCAGGAACGTTCTCTTGGTTCCACGGAACCGAAGTCCGTCGAGAGCGACCCTCTGCTCCTGCGTCATCCGATTGACCGCTGTCAAAGGATCGTCGAGGATTCGCTCGACGCCTTCCGGATTGGGAACCCAGCCTTGTGGCTTGTTCAGGATGTCCATACTCATCGGCTTACCTCGTCGAGAACTGCGGCTGAGCCGAGGAGCACCTTTGCGATCGCAAGCCTGCGTCCGGATTGATCGACCTGATCGCCTGCTGAACCTAACGCAGCGAAGGCTGGTCCAATTGCAGACCCAATCAAGTCGCCTCCACTGACAGGCTGTGAAGGTGCTCGGACTATCAACTCCCTAAGACGGTCGATGTCGGCCATTGTCTTGAGCCTTGGACCGGAAGGCTTGGTCGCATCCTGCTCTATGACACGAGCCATGCCAAGAAGCATCCCAGACCAGATTGCAGCGTCAGCCTTGCGTGCAGAGAAGCCATTGGTGAGCGTCTGGCGGATATTCGGGTCTACGTCAACCGGAGGCAACGGGGGAGGCTTAGGAGGGCCTGGAGGCTTCGGCGGCTCCGGAGGTAACTCCTCTCCAATCTTCACCGCGACAGAGGCTTGGTCGATGTTCGCTGCCCTGTCAGCAACAATAACCTGAACGCGATACGTTCCTGGCGTTCGAGTTGCAAAGATTACCTGCTTCCCGAACACGAACGATCGACCCACCAACCGCTCGTCAACAACGAACCGGAAGCCTTCCCCGACAGAAGGCTCGGCGTTGATCACGACGAGGTCTCCGGGCTCTGCCTGAGTTGGACCGTCGACGACAGCCTTGGCCTGTGCGAAGCAGACCGAAGGCAAGAGCAGCAAGACTGACAGGAACCGGAGCATGATGACCTTCTGTTGTTAAACTTGGAGGTTTAGGCGGTATGCACAATGCGACCCCGGGGTCGCATCACACTCCTATTAACAACTTGAGGATGATCGGCAGAACCTGCTCTATCAGGATTTTGAGGATTGCGTTCCAGTCGAGGGCGGCAATAACGTTCCCGCTGTCGTCCACTCCGATCGCATCGGACTCGACCAGTTCCGCCCTAGCTCGCTCCATGATGGCCTTCTTCTGCATCTTTCGCAGAGGACCATTCCCTTTCATGATCCGCTCTAGGCGACCTCGCTTGAACTCCGAGATGTCTGCATCCTTGATCGCTTGACTGAGCAGCACTTCGAGTCGATCGTCGCTGAACTGGTTGTCGCCGAAGATCTGTGGATTTTCCGTGACTTGAGGCTGTAGAACGACACCGTCTTGAGCAATCGCAGAGCAAGCCGTACAGGCCAAGATCAAGGCCAAGAGCAATCTGAACATGATATTCCCGATGTTTGAGAAGCATCTTCGGGCAACGGTTGTGCCCGACTCAGCATGAGGATAAGTGTCTGTCCAGTTCGTGTCAATCAATTCACGAAACTAACGTCCGGTTTTAATGGCGAAGTTTATGTCGTGAATTGCGTTTCGGAACTGATGATTCGGGAATCCAGTTGCGGGATATTCCCTGATCGACACCGATGCTCCCGATCGCTTGAGCGTTTCGTAGGCCTGACCGCTTGAACGGTACGTCAGCCTGTCTCCTTGGGTCCGGTAGATCGTGACCTTGGCTGAAGTTGATCTCGGGAACTGAATCGGCCCACCCGGAGAATGGGCGTGAATAGCGACAACATTGTCGTACTTCCCCATCTCGATTGCTCGCCTTGCTCCGAACGAGAACCCGACGATCGTGACGGGTCCGTTATGGCTCCGAATTGCCGACTCTAATCGCTTGGCGTCGAGCAATGGCCGGAAGTGCCTGACTCCTGGCAAGTGGCCTGAGATGGGCGTTCCTAGCCCTCCAACCGCAAAGACAACGGGCTGCCCGGGTTGTTGTGCCCGAGCAGCCCACGGTGTCAGCAGGACCAATAAAATGGCTAGCCTCATGGTGCAGCCAACGCTGCTGCAATCTCGGCAGCGGCTGGTCGACTGTTGCAGATCATCCCGAGGATCGTCTGCTGCTGGCCTGACAATGCAGTACCGGCTTCGACCGCAGTCTCGATCCCCAACCCGATCGCTCGGTTGGCAGACATGAACTGAAGCCTTCGAGCGGTATCCGTTTTCAGGGTTCCGCTACCGGCATCGACGACATCGGCAACGTCGTCTCCAGCAGCCTCCGACTTGAGTCCGTAAGCAAGTCGGCGTCGAGCATAAACTGACAATGGCATGGCTACCTCTGAGGTCCGTGTTTGGCAATGACTTTCTCCCGCAACTCTGACTTCTTCAGTCGTTTGAGCGACGGGTCCTGTTTGATCATCTTATCAGCATACTGCTTGACAATGTCGTCTGCCAACGGAACGCAGTTTTTCGGGTCTAGCGGGTCCTTGTCAGGCTGCCTGCCAGTGGCTCGAACGCCGCCCTCTGACGACCAACCCCGCTTGTCCAAGAGTTTCTTGATGTACGACCGGCCCTGTGCCCGGGAGACGTATGCTTCTGGATCGCCCTTGAATCGGGCAAGGTTCGGGAAGTAAACCGCATTCTTGTCTGGGACGAACCCGTGTCGCTTGCTGGCCTGAAGGTTCCTGTCCAGCGCCTTCTGGCTGCCGAATTGCTCGTACAGTGGCTGCATCCCCTGGAAGAACGTATCGTCCGTCGAGAGCACCGGACCCTTCCGCAGCGACACCATCGAAGCCAACTTGTCACCCTCCCCAGACATCCTCATCCGTAGGTACTGTGCCCCACGGGTGACGATCCCGGTCAGCGGCTCCATGCACCGAGACAGCAACTCCCGGTCTGCGTCCGGGTAGCCTTTCCGGATTTCCTCAGCGTCCGGTGGTGCGAGCAATAGATCCCTGAACTCCAGCCAGTCTGGGTTGGACTTGATGAACTCGCTGTAAAACTTCTTGGCTGACTTTCTCATTGTGTTTTCCTTGGCATCTGTTGTGCCTGTCGGAGTTTCGCTTCATGGATCTCTCGTCCCTGCTGCATCATCGCCATATGCTTGGCCTGACCCTGGAGGATCTCCGAGAGGGTCCTGGCTTCGCCCGAGCGAAGTTCCAGTTGGTTCTTGGCTGCGTCGGCTTCCATCTGCATCTGGGCCTTCTGGGCCTCGATTGCAAGTTCTGCCTCAGACATCTGGCCTGAAGCCATTGCGGCCTGTGCCTCCGCTGCGGACTTCTGGGCATCGGCTTCGACCTGTGCCAACTGGGCTTGCTGCATCCTCTGCTGCATCTCTGCCTGCATCGGGTCAGGTTCCTGCGGAGGAGGTATCTCTGCACCCTCAAGGTCCGCATCGTGGTACTCAGCCCACTTCCGCATCAGGAAGTTGAACGGTTCGTAGTTTCCGGACGCCGCTCCGTACTGCTGCATGATCGGCAGGAACATCCCGGCAATCTGCTGGAAGTTGGCGATGTCTCGGTCGCGGTTTGGCCTACGGATCGAGGCCGACTCGATCGTGTACTCGAACTGGCGAGTCACCAGTTCCACGTCAGTATTGACGATCAACTGGTCCCACAACGCTGCGCCGTACTGGCCGAACATCGGAGCCACGTCCTCGCCCCGGACGAACCATCGGGTCACAAAGGCTTCGCTCTGGGCGGCCCTACCCTGCCATTTAACCACCTGCTTCTGCATGAACTCCGGGCGAGCAGACACGGCACGGGACTTGGCGACCGTCTCCTCGGCTGTTCGGTTCTGCGTCCCGTCTTGGTTCAGTCCGTAGACGAACTGGGTTAGCCCAACCCGCTTGTCGAACATGTCCGAAATAAACGCGATCAACTTAGACATGTCCTGTCTGGTTTCCGGCTGTTGCAGGACGGTGATCGCCTTGCTGATGTCGTCTACCCCGAACGGTGTCGGGATGATCTGCTGATCCTCGCCGTTCATCAGGTAGTCGCGGTAGTGCTCAATGTGCGGAGCAGCGACAGCCCAGAAGTCTCGGCTGCTGGTCCACACTCGATTGGCAAGCCACGAGACCAGGAAGTTCAGCAACTTGAGTTCTCCCAGTCCGGGAGCCAACGGTGCGATCGGCCAGGATGATTCAGGATTGTGGTAGAAGTCAAGAAACTCGACCGGCCATCTGCCGTCAGCCCATAGTGGAACTGGCCACGAGAAGGCGTTCCTAACGTCGTCGTCCGTGGCTCCTGCCCGGAACTTAGACGTGGGCATGTTCAACGGCCACGGAACGTCAGGACTGATCGCCAGATAGGCGTACTGCTTAACCACGTCCTCCATGTGGTTCTTGATGCCTTCCTCCATCGACGTGTATCTCGCTCCACACCCAGCCTTGGAGTAGATCTCGTACCAGACAATGTTGTCTCCGGTTTGACCTGCCTGCCGTCTGGCATCACCTTCGTAGTCCGTACCCCACTCAGAGTGAGACCACGAACTCTCCAGCGTTGACTTGTTCTTGAGGCTTCCTCGCTCTAGCCCAAATCGCTCCTCGACTTCGTAATGAGGCTGGACGTGTCGGATAGCCATCCACCGACACTCGTCGATCTGATTGAAATCTGGATCGGTCAGAACGTCGTAGGGATCGATGTAGAACGCTCCGGTCAGGGTTCGGCCAGAACCAGGCATCTTGTAGTTTCTCGGGGCTAGGCATCCTCTGCCCTTGATTAAAGCGTCGATGACCGCTCGCTCCGAGTGACCCTCAAGCCCACCGGAAGGCATCTCTCGTGGCGTGTAGTTCAGCCAGCCCGACATCAGCGCTGCGATAGTCTCGTCCCTAGCATTCTCTGCCTGCTGGGCCTGCTGGAACTGCTGGTAGGCCATCATGCCTTGTTCGTCAGCACCGAAGATCCCCGGTGGGAGTTGCAACTTCCTCTTGGACTTGACCGTCCGGTGCGGAGATTCCCACATCAGGTTCGGCCCGAAGATAGCAACCAACTCGAACGCCTTATTGATTGTGATCCTGAACCTTGGCAACTTGACGTTCTTCCAGAACTTCTTGCTGTATTCAGGGTCCCACATCGCCTGGGCCGAATTGGCGTAGAACATCGTGCATTCCTCCGCGATCTCCATCCATTGAGATCTACCCTCTTTCGCTCTCTCGATCTTAGAGATCCAGCCAGCGACAACAGGTCGAAGGAAGTCGTATTCTAGTACCTTCTTGTCCATGTTCTTTACTTGGTTTTCGCAGTGACCGCATCGTTATGAGCGAGGTTACGTTCAGCCTCGGCTCGCTGTGCAGTCAACTCTGCTAGGTGGAGATGGTAGTGCTCTTTGGGCGGCTTGGTGCCTTGCGGGTAGTCCCACGAACCGGAGTCGATCGAGACGCTGTTTGCCCGCTGTAGGTGGATCGGGTGCGATACGTGGTGCGACGATCGCTTGTGGGACGGCATCCCGAACGGAGGGAACACGACGAGCGTCACCCGTCCTGGTCCGTCAATTCGATTGACAATGCCTGGAACAGCATCCTCGAACGGACGCTCCGGGTTCTGCCTTGCAGCGTTGAACCAGACGATCAACGTGCCAACCGGAGGGGTCGGGTACGGCGACTGTTCCAATTGCTTCAGTTCTTCGATTCGACGCTTGATTGCTTCGGACGACATGATTACCTCGATTGTTACGAAAGTTACAAAACCTGAACGGATACAAACTAGACTCCAGCACCGAGCGTGACAACACCTTGCTCCTCGGTTTGGCCTCGAATTAACTGCATGGCTTTTCGGTACGCAAACGATCCAATTCGCCTATAGAGCGTCGGCTCGACGTAGGCTGTGCCCTCGATGAACAGTTGCTCCATGTGAGCAGCAGCGTATTCTGTGCAGGCCATCAAGTCATACAGCCTCGGGTTGGCAGGCTCGTCCAGCACAGCATCGGAGTCAACGACGCGAGAATCCCGCTTCTTCATGTACTTGGTGAACTCACGCTTCGTCTCCGGGCACTTGTCGTCAATGATCATCAGCGACGGAATGCCTACACCAGCCACAGGCTCCATCAAGTTCCTGACCGCTCGATACCGGGTCGTAGGAACGTCGCACCCAGGCATGAAGTCGTAACTCGTCTGACGAGATACCAGTCCAGCACCCCTGAATGCCATCGAGAAGTGCATCCTCGTGTTCGTGTCCCTACCCGCGTGCGTCTGCCTACCCGCCCGATTGTCGATGATGTGGCACTCGTAGTGCTTCGACCCACGCCTGTTCGATATGGCCTGTGCGATCGCCTCGGCAGTCATTCGCTTACATACCAACTCCCACTCGCAGATCATCACGTTGCCTACAAATACACCATCGATCTCATGAGGAGGAATTGCCCATGACTGTATCCCTGTCCGGGTGTGAGACGGGTCCATGATCAAGTATCGAGTCCAGTCGTTCGGCAACTCGCCAAGCAACTCGTAGATGCTACGAAGTTTCAGATAGGCATTGGATCTCGCGGGTTCGTAGATGTGTGCATCGTTCTTCCTGCGGAGGCAGTGAACGTGATGGTCGAACGTGTACATCGAGTACGCATCCATGTTGACTTCACCACGGTCTCGGCGGGCAATCTCCTCCTCGCTCCCCATTCGCTCCAGAGACGCTTCTTTGTTCTCTTGAGATATGAACGGGTTTTTGCTCATGATCAACTGAACCCGCTGAATCCTTGGGTTCTCTTGGATCGAGCAGAGTTCTGCACGTTCAATCAGCGAGATCAAGGCAGGGTTCTTCATGTGTGGCCAAACCGACCACAGCAGCCATCCGTTCTCGTCAGTCAAGCGGTCCTGCCATTCCTTGACGTGATCTGAGAACGCAACGTCCTCGTCAATCCAGATCCCCGAGATGGCATCGCCCTGCTTCGGCTGTGGACTCGTAGACGGGTATGCGTAGATCTTGGCCCCATTCGTGAGTTGCACGCTCTTGAACATGTTTCCTCGCTTGTCCTCCCATTCCCAGGACTCTGGAATGATCATCCTGTCTGGGATTAACGGCTCGGTCAGTTCAGACTCGCCAATGCGAGAAATGTCTGCCTTGTCGGCACGATTGAATGTCCTCCAAAGACCTGTCTTTTCATCTCGGATGCAGCGAAATTGACCGCCCATGCCTGGTTGGAACAGAAGCCTGTGGATCGTCTGGCCTATGTGGTTCCAGTCGTATCCGATCACCCAGTAGATTCTCGGATAGTTCTCGTTAGCAACAGGCCATCGTGGCTTGAACATCTTGCCGGTCGAATCCTTGATCGGGATGCCTGTAATTCGGCTTCCGACCTCAGTCGCAACGCTCACGGACTTGCCGCTCCGCTTGCCCCCAGATACCAACAACTCGATCGCCGTGCTGCTGTGGATAGGCTCCTGTTGCTCGTAAGGCGTGTAGACCCGAACGCCCTCGCGAGCACGCCTGTTCTGCTCGATGCTGATCTCTGCCAATCGCCGAAGGTCTGTCATATTGAAGTCTCCACATCTATAGTTTTAGCAATCGCTTCCAACTGCTCATCAGTCGAAGTTTCTTCGATCTTCAGCCCCAATCGCTTCATGCTCTGGTTGATCGTGGACATCTTGGTCGGATCACCGGACGCCTCCAGAAGCATCTGCATGAAGGCCAAGTCCTGCTCCCTTCGGATCTGCTCGTCCGTCAGCCTGCGTATGTCACTCTCGCTGTCATTGGCTTCGACGTTCAGGTGCAACTTAATGATCTGTGCCATCAACGCAGCAGCAGATGCCGGGACCTGCTTCCGCTCGCACAACTGGTCAACGATCCACACGAACTTGGCTGCGAACCCCGTAGGACCGCCGTAGAGTTTGTAGATCTCTGCGATCAGGTCCTTAACCTTCGGCATTGCAGCCACAGAGCCTGTGGCGTTGACCAACTGATCTGCGATGTCCTTCGTCTGTGCTTCGAGTCGCTTCTTGACCTTGGCTATGTCGGCTCCAGTCAAGCAATACTCGCAAACGTCACCGTCGTCGATCGCTGGGAACTTGTCGATAGGCCACTGGTTCCCACAGGACTCGCAGGTCTGCAAAGCCATTGGACATCATCCTTGTCGGTTGACCTGAATGTGGACGATGCTGCCCTCTGCAACACACTCGCAGTGCTTCAGATTCCACGTAAGGAAGTCGTCTGAAAAAGCCTTGGCGTGCTCATCGCTCTTAGTGAGCACTAGCATCTTGCCACCTTCCTTGACGTGCTTGAGTGCCTCAATGGCGTCAAAGGCGTTCTCTGGCTGGATCTTGGAGTAGGAATAGACAATGAGGTCGACATCCTGCGGCTCGAACTGGTCGTAATTAACCCTCTTGATCTCTGCACACCTGCCTCTGTCTTTCGTCGGTGTCGAACCTGCCCACGATTCTTCGTCGACAATTCGATAGCAGTCGATGTTTTTGTTTTTGTAGATAACGGAATGTGAGACGATGCCTGTCTGGTCATTAAGCGTTATCACCCTCGCATGGCCCGACGCTGCAATGCCTGAAGCAACCTGATTGACCCGCTCCAGCGACTCCTTCGGGACGCCCTCCTTTGACAGGTCCACCTTCTCGCCAAGGACGATCTCAGTCTGCTGTGCAGGGTCGACTTTCACTTGTTCATCGATCCACACTTCGTCTCGAATCTCCATGATCGGTCCTTCATACGGAGGCAAGGAATCGGTCGTGTCAACGTAGATGCCCCTGTCGTGGACAGAGACGTTGCTCTCGACTGCGTGACGGAACATGTTGCAGACCGCCTCGATCGGAAGGTTCGTTGGCTTGCCGACACACTTCGGCTTCCAGTGACCTGCCCACGAATCCCAGTTGCAGAACACGACAGGCTCGTGGTGCTTGAGCACGCCTGCCAACTGGATCTCACGAGTGTTTGTCACGTCCTCGGTGCTCTCCTTCTTCGTCCTGCTGTGGTCGGTCTCGTAGAAGAACCAACCCTGCCTGTTGAGCAACTGGATCGCTCGCTCCTTCGTGTGCTTTCCTGCGAGCAACTCGTCGAGGATCTGCTCCTTCGGATACGTCGGAGGGAACAGGTCAAAACTGTCCATCGAGTACATGATGACCCCAGTTGGACCCGCTCCGATCGGATGAATCCCGGTCATCATCGCCGCATGGTCACGGGTGTACGCAGTGAGTTCGATCGGCCCCAGCGGAGCGTCCGGATCTCGGGTCTCCTTGTTCCCGAAGTAAAAGACGTAGACGTTCTCCAACCCGCCTCGGATGTCGTCCGGTGGAGGTCCGCAGTACGGGCAGCAGACCACCGTGGGCAGCCCGTGGATCTTCCTCTGATACAGGAAGTGGAAACTCGAATCCCAGAAAGGCTTCGCCTCTGGATTGTGACCGACGTACTTGTCGATGAAGTTGTCTGAGTCGAGCATGATCAGAACGTCGTAGCCGTTGTCCTTGGCGTACTGAACGATCTTGTTTCGCTCTACGTCCAGCGGAATGTCGCCGAACCTGCCCCAGTCAAAGCGTCCTACACGCTCGTCCTTGCTGGCCTTGAGTGCCGTCTCGGCAAGCCAGTCGGAATGGGATGGGATGATCGTTGAAACGCTGCCGTTCCCGCCGAAGGTGAGGAACGCAACGAACACGTCTAACTTAGGAACCTGCATTGTTGGCAGCCTGTGTTGGTGAAGTGAAACTAATCTCCGAACCTAATTGCGTCGAAAGCACTG